CTATGATAATTAAACTAGCAACACGATTTCGTAATTGCGATATATACTCAAGTTGAAAACTAAATCCTACTGCAGTTACACTTCTAGCAGTACCGTCGTCTGATATAAAGGTAGGCGTTGTTCCTGCTGCAGCGGCTACTTGTGCACCTGGGGCTACTTTTAATCGGGCCACTGTACTATCACTTAATATAGCAGTATATCCTAATAATCCATTACCTCCAGGTATATTAGCTGTATTAGGATTAACAGTAGCAATTCTAGAAGTACTAGTTAAATTAATATTAGTGGACTCTACGTCAATTATAGGTATATATTTACTACCACGTGGTAATGTAATTAGTTTATATTTCATTAATTGGTCCGTGTCCGGAAATGCTTCTATAATAGGCATATTTTCAATTACTTGCCCATAATAATTACTACCTAAAGGGTGAGTTAAATCATATAACGTATAGTCGATTTCATCATCTGCTAAAGCAAATTGCGTTATTTTAAAAAATTGTTCTCCTTTAGCTAAAAGTTCTCTGCCTTTAGTAGTTAAAATAGCATCAACAGTTATAGTTTGATTATTCAAATAGCCCATAGTTTATTCTTTAAATATAAATATAGTATTTTTTAAAATTATAGATTTATTAATCCGTTAGGATTAATTAAATTAGTAGCTTGTATAGGACTAGTAGACCAAATTTCAATTACAGGTTTGCCATCATACGTATCCGGACTAGGAATATTAAATCCGGGACTACTAATTCTACACCCTAAAAATGAATGATTGCGTTGCCCGGCGCCGTAAAATCTAGTAGGAGTATTATCATGTATATATGAAGATTCTTGATAACCGTCGGTTTGCAAATATTCTACGGTAAATTGAATTGCCGCTAAATATTCAACATAATCTCCTAACAAATTAATATTTGATAATCCAGTAATATCACTACTTAAAGATGCGTCTATATCTCCCTTCGCAAATACAGTTCTATTATTAATATCATCTTGATATGTATTGTACACTCCTTCAAGCTCTTCTAAAGACTGCGTTATTGTAGCATCGTATGTTACAGGCTCTATAAAAACATTTCTTGCAGCTACCTTCGGCCTATCTAATAATGTAGGCTGTATTACCAACCCTACCATTTTTACTGCTCTTGCAGGTAAAAACTTTTTTATTAGATAAAACATTGAAGCGTCAAAGTTTTCTATTAATCTATTGTATTTCCATACCGCATTATTATCAGTATATTTTCGATTATAATGATTCCTAAGTTTTTCCAAATCTCGATACCTAGGCTCATAATCATCCCTTGGATCGCCTACGAAATCGTCTAAGAGCAATCCGGGGAATTGGTCTGCTATATCCTCATTAATTTCATCTTGAGGTGAGAAATATACTCCCAATTTTGGCGAATCAAATTGATATGAATCATACTGAGATTTTTCTACACTAGTAGTTCTATTTAATTGGCCTTCAATCGTTGTAGATTCAATTCTAATTTTATTACTAGGTTCAGTACTATCCCCGAAATTAGGAGACCACACATAATAAAATTCATCGTTTCCTACAAATGAATTAGTAGTAAATGCAAATGCGGTTGCTGTTCTAGATTGCGATTGGTTTGGATGTATTGACTGTATAGTGGATGTACTACCACTAAAAGTCTGCAGCGTAGTGCCTAAAGGATATCTGGCAATTAATTGATTCCAAGAAGATTGGTAATCATAATTATTAAAAGACCTCCAATCAGCATTAATAAAAGAACTCACGGATCCAGTACCCGCTATTGATTGCGGATTAAGTGCATGAAGTTTAACGGTCTCATCATCTAAATTTACATTCCATGCACGAATTTCTTGCATAGACCCAGTAAAATATTGATTAGAACCTACAGCCTCTCCGAAACTATATGCAGTAGCGCTGCCTAAAGTTGCGCTACCCGTAAACATTGCAACTGAATCGCCACTAGTCTGTATTACATATAACTTTGAACCATTAATAGTTACATTATTCCATTTACCATTATAAAACGGACCTTTAATAGTAGCACCACTTCCATGTCTAACGTATCCCCAACTAGCAGTCGTACTATCCGGCCAAATTCTAAGTTCCGATGCGCCTTCCATCAATGACTGCGTTAACGATGCACTGTTTTCAGGTTTAAATCTAAACTGTATAGTAGAAGGTGCAGGCGAAATGCTTGCGGTTATATAGTTATCTAAAGAAGAACTAAAATACGTTGCTAAAGTAAACTTATTTATACGTTTATACTTATTTCTAGTGTCTATTCTAGTAGATTTATAATCATATGGACCAGAAAATTCTTTTACTCTTAATATAGTAGAAGGTACTCCATAGCAATTTAATAGAGCTCGTATACCGCGTTCAGTGCCTTTTGTTTTTAAAAGATACGGCAAATTATTTAAAATACGTTTATACGTTTCTTTGGTAATTTTATCATTAGGTATTGATTCTAAAGATCCTGATTGCCTAAAACTACCGGATACATTAACGCCTAATTCGTTTAACCATAATTCACTTAATGAATATCCGTCAGCTGCATCGACGCCTAAACTTCGTAATACATGATATACTAAATCTTTAGATAACCCTTCGTAAACAGATTCTTTTCTAGAATTTACATCGGTCATTCTAGTAACATATAACCAAAGAATATCAAAATGCTGAGCTAACATGTTTATGTACACTTCAAATGCGTCATAATAATCACTATCACGCATAAATGAAGGCATTAACTCAGTTAATCTATTTACATTTTGTGAATCATAATCGGAGGCCGATACTAGTTGACCTGCATACCATTCTTGTCCTTCGGTTGATGATACTGAATATAATGTGTATGGTTTAGAAGAATTACTTTTAGGCCAAGTATCTGGCCAGTACTCTCCATATGAACTAGTTTCATATGAACTTGATTGATAATACAAATATTTTTCGTATCCATCAAATCCTGCTAGTATGGCATTCTTTTTAGTATTTACATCTATGACATTATTTAATGATTCAGCTCCCGGAGAACTGATAGAATTTAAAGATGACAACAATCCATCATAATATTCTATCAATTGTAATTTATATCTAAAATTTTTTAATCTTTCGGTGGCTGAACTATAAAATATAAAATTGGAATAATCTCTATAATTTACATTTAATTCTATAGGGTTAAAACTATTACTAATAAATGTATTTATTAACTGTTGTGATGATGTAGGATTAGATCCTAATATAGTGTTCCAAGTTTTATATCCTGTAGACTGTCCTATATTATTGTTTACATTAGTGGCAAAATTAGCATAACGCAAAACATTAATCGGATCTTTTTTCTTTTTAGGATAAATTATAATCGTATCGGTAGCAGGATCTAAAAGTTGCAAATCAATCCAACTCTCAGAACTTACATTAAAACTATCCGGCAATGGAAGTTGTAAGTTTACTGTAAAAACGTCTAATTCAGTAGTCGATAATGTATTATCTCTACTAAATGATGCTATTCGATATAATTCTAAATTTCCTAAATTTAGATAATATTCTAATCTATTTCCTAATTGATCTACTAAAGGCGCATTAATTAAATTATTAAAAGGACTACCGGCAGCAAACGACACTGTTATTTGTGTCCTATCATCGTTTATAGAGGTTATAGTGATAGGATTTCTAAAATTTCCTAAATAACCTCTATGAAAGTTTAATTGGAATTTAAACTTACCTGAAATATATCCGAACTGCCTAAATAATTTTTGTACCTCTACCCGTACATTGTTTATAGTATTTTTGCTAGTACCGAATCCTTCTTGATTAGAAAAAGGTATTTTATAAAAAGATTCTAATAAGATATCATTTATATTTATGATATGTAATTCAACAGTGTCATCCGGAGTCTGTCCGAATAATACTAATGCAGATTCTTGGGGTATTTCATCAATATCGGGTATAGGTTCTATCATAGAACCCGTAGTACCCACAGTAACATATGTAGGATTTAAAATACCATATTCAGCGCTCGGTTCTACCACTAGTTATATTTTTATTATAAATATAATAAAACCTTATTTTGTTAAAAAAAGGTAGTGGCTACGGATTCGCCGGTAGATAATTCTAATACTACTTTATATTTTTCTACTCCTAAAGGAAGCCAATCATAAAATTTAGTGCGATACGGATCATCATAATCAGCATAAAATCGTATTGCCGGGTGATACCCGTATAAATTGTATATACGTTGTATGCCATCTGGAGAGGATAGACGTCTACTTAAATCGATAGGTAGTTTAGGTATAACGCCGCCAGTTACGTATGGAATATTGGAGCTTATATTGGGGATGTTACTAGTACCAAATGCAAAATCAATATTAGAAGTCCTTCTCACTGCCTTAGGTAATGAAATTTCCTTAGGGAGGCCTTGAACTTCATTCCAGGTTTTAGTTCCGTATGTATTATCATATTCAAATCCAGGATATAAACTAGTGTCCGGAGTTACATTAGAGTTATTAGACAATAAATTGCCCCAACCTTTTGAAATTTCAGGTATAACTATTGACCAATTTTCTAAGTTAGAAGACCGTATTTCTGAATACACTAGATATTCTCGAGAAGGTATATTAAATCCGACTTTAAATGAAGTAACATCGGGTGTTATTGGGTTTGGTGCCGCGTCTCTTACAAAATCCGGCCAATAATCATTACCAAATCCGTCAGTTATATTATTTGACTGATAGTCAGTAGTCGATAATTCTATTTGTTTAAATTCAGGCGTTACTCCGAATATTTTTAAAGTAGCCGGCCCGTGTCCGCCGTTGCCGGTGTTCCTAAATTTTAGATTGTATTTTTTATAGAAAATATGGAAATTATATTTCCAAAATTCAATATTATCTAATACATTTATATACCCTTGTAAATTTTTAATCATTTTTTATGACTGCGATCTATTTATAGTAATAACTTTATTTTCGGTCTCCGATAAAAGTCTTATGAACTCGTCTTGTGTGTTATTTACCCAATTATACTTAAGTAATTCTCCGGGCCGGCCTAAACTTAAGTTATTAATTCCAAGATACCCATCCTCGTTGTTACGGTATGCATATAAAAGCCGTTGATTTGGATACGGCATTACATCATTTATAAAGGTTTGCAATGGTTCATTGCAGTATGCTACCCATTCCCTTCCTAATACATTTTTCATTTTATCCGATGTATAAATACCTAGATATGATTTAGTGTTGGATTCTGATTCTCCGTAATCAATATCCATATTAAACGTGCTCTCTCCTAACGTTGCTTCACCGTCGTATGTTATCGAATCGATCCTTAATTCCTGGCCATCTAAATATGAAGTCAAAGTAGAATTTGATAGTGCGCTATTGGCTAATACAGACCCTTCATTAAATGCAGGATCCGTTTCTAAGAAATCCATCCCGGTTAAAATAGAATTTCCATTTGCATCTAATCCGGTTTCTATTCTATTTCCCAAATCATCAATTACTATGGGATAGAACCTTAAATTTAATCCTACAAACATTAAATCGGATACATAATCAATTCCTCTTTCTGCCCATTCTGCTCCTTGCCATATTAAATCATAAACGCCGGCTTCGTGATTATAAGTTTTAGTAAGTCTAATTTTTTTAGTACCTGCAGGAACTCGAATCATATCAGATGTTCTACCTATAATACAAGTTTTTACTTCCGGGCCGATGGTTCTAAGCGTGCCGTCAGGATTGGTAAATGATTTTTCGTATCTATCATACACAGCACCGGCATTACCATCAAAAATAATTCCTGCATAATCAAAATTAGTATTACGATCAAAATTAATATTACGGTCATAATAACCTGCCAATAGTTTAACGTTTAATGACGGGAACCATGGGTCTCTAGGATAATCATTTACTGTGCGTTCCCAATGTCTTAAACTTGAAATAAGAGTATTACCTAAAACGGGTATTACATTATCATTTTCATCTAAAAATTCAAATACACAATCGCCATAATCGGCTTGGTCTGCTCTGGTGCCTATCCATCCGAACAATGAAACATGAAATCCTTCTAAACCGTATGTTTTACCATCAATAGAATCTGCAAATTCAGTTAAATCTACCGTATGCACACTGGTTTTAGTAATACCACTGTATACATTTTCACCATTTCTAACAATAGGCGTAAATACTCCCGCTCTAAAATAATTACTTTTAATTTCCGATACTACTGAACCGTCAAAGTTGTTTTGTGAATCAAATATTTCAGGTCTAGGGTACCATTGGTTTTTATTTTGAACTCCGTCCCATCCGGAAGTGAATTTATGATAAAAATAAGTACCTTTACCCCCAGCAGTATTTACGAAAGGATCTACACTTTCTTGCCACGAAGGTAAAAACTTACCCACATCTTCCGGATTATCACCTATAGTTTCCCAATCTGCAGTAGAATCATTTCCAGATCCATTTTTAATTAAATTTTTAAAAATATAAGGACTAGTATCATCAATAACACTAATAGTTACGTCATTTGTAGTATCAGTACCATACGAGTCTGTAACGGTACAATAAAAAGTTTCATTTTCAGATCCTATAGTATTAGTATCTACAACTAAAAAAGATTCTGTAGAAACTAATCTATCAAATGAATCAAACCACTCAAATCTAATATTTTCAAAAGTATCAAATGAATTAAAATTAAATTGCAATGTTACCTGCTTTCCACGATAGACTTGTATTGTCCTGCTATCATCAATTAAAATATCCTCTCCTGGAACATAATCTAATGTAGTATTTTTTTTAAACAAAAGATCAGGCTGCAATGTAATAGCAGGAGGTTCTACATTTAAGTCTTCAATTTCAACTACAATGTCAATATCATTTTTATAATTTTTTATAGGCAATACGGTGTATACTCCTTCAAATTCTTCAGTATCATCTTTATAATTTGATATTAGTTCTCCTACACTGTTTTCAGGGATTGAATATTTAGGTTCTAATTCTACGGATTCCATTGATCCGGAAACGTAATTGGGCCCGGTCATTATAGCGCCAGTATTTAAAATATGATACCACCCTATGTAAGGTTCTCCGGTACTTTTTACAAACAGTTCCGTTCCGTCAGTCCACGCTTCATTAAATATTACGGGATTATTCATTAGGCCTTTCTACTTTAAACATATATTCCGGATTATACACCCGAATTAAATTATTATCATATTTGCATTTAATAGTAAACTTATACCACCTTTCTGGTTGCAAACTATTCATCCAAAAATTAAAAAAGCTTCCGGAAGGATCACAACTTATTCTAGTATACACATCATCATAAGGTATAACTATTTCTTTAGTATACACATCTTCTACTGCATAAGAAGACGATGCTGGTATGTAATACTGAGTTGCATACATACTAGTAGTAGCAAATGTTTTTACCGGATATTTAGGTCTTCCTACCAATCTAATTCTTGCTCTATCCGTAGTAGTATAAATAGAACTTAAATTTTGAAAATAAATTACATTTTCTTCATTAGAATTTATACCGGATAAGCTACCAGTATTGAAAGACCAATCATTCCATTTAATAATGATATGAGGCAAATAAATAGTATTGGTATCCGTAGAAAAATACTGCAATACACTAGAATCTACTGCATTGTATTCCTCAGAAGAAGGTCGACGTATAAGTATACCATCATTACTAAACCCTCCTGTCAAGTGTGCATATACAATACTAGATATATTGATTTCCGGATCCGTAGTAGCATTAAATCCTATAGATTTGGTAATAATCATATTAGAGGCTGTATACCAATTACATCCTCCCGGTTCCATAAAATATGAAGAAGTAGCATTTGTAAATGATGCGGTTTGCCATTGAGTTCCTGCTACAACCCCGTCTCTATATTGCCATGAAACTCCATTTTCAGTTTTAGGTATATGATCATATCTACCCAAGCCCATCACCCAACTGCCACTAATAGTATTTACTTCTATCGTATATGTAGACTGTAATTCTTTCTCTTGTACTGCGTATAGTTTTAAAGAGTATTGTATAGATCCGGTATTAACACCAATGTCAACTAAAGGCGTTAAATCGGAGTAATCAAATTTTAAAAGTGCTCGAGAACTATAAATAGACTCTGTGGCAGATGAAGAAACTATTGTTTTTCCTACTTCCAATAAAGCATCTAATCCCGTATTAAATTTAGGATATCGCTCATATATGGTAGCATCTTGTATTGGATAAATTTTATAAATCATATTATGTAGTAGTTACTCTTCCTATAATATCAATGTCCGGATATTTTATTTCAAATATACAAGGGTCTAATGAAGGATATATAATTCCCTTTCTTTCAGCTCTGGCTAAATCATAGTAATTATTGGAATATCCTCTAGATTCTCCGAATAAATTATTAATTCGTAACCCAGATATATATTGAACACCGGGAACTTTTAACAATTCCCCATAAATTTCAGACCTATATATAGGTTGATTAATTTGCCATTTATCAATGTCAAAATAATTTTTTATAGATTGTATACAATTTAACAATACTTCATTTGAATTATAATTAGATAAAATTATTACTTCAAACTGAACGCCTATATTAATTATATATGCATCTTTAATATTAATACCATCAGTGAGCATTTTATACTCACTCAAATACGTTTTTAAATTTTGTTTAGCAGCATCGTTTAATGCAATTAAATTTTTATTTAAATCATATCCTAAACAATAAAAATTCAACCCTAAAGGATTTGAAACTCTAGTCCTCTTATCATACAGGCTTAATTGATCGTCTTGCATGATATGGACTTTAGATACGCCTCCTAATACAGTAGGCATTGAATATGCTCTAACCGCATAATCGTCTAAAGTAACATTTCTATTTTGTGTAGAAAACGTTGCTAAAGCACGCTGTCTAATTTCTTCTACAGTTTCGCCGGATCTACCTCCGGTTGCGGGTTTTGGATTAGTACTAGCAAATGTGCTTCTGACGAACGTATTTACTGCTTCATCGGAACCATTTTTAGTCGTAGCTACTAAATTAGAAATTCCCGTAATCGTATTTGCAGGTACATTGGATATAATACCACCACCGGTTAAATATTTTATTGTTAATGTGGTGTTAGTAGGCACTTCTCCATAGGTTTTAGTATACATGAAATTAGAAGGATCGTAATCTAAATCTAAATTTCTATTATCTGCCGGAATACCCTGACCCACATTATCTGGATTAGGAACTATAATTTCATCTGGATTGTCCGAGATACCCGCACCAAATTGTAGTTCTAATTTATCATCTGAAGTAACTCTAGTAGTAAATCTTTTCGGTACTTTTTTTAACCTCAGTAAATACGGTACTGTTGCTGCATATTCAGACAATTCCGGATCTTCATAACTAGTATTAGGTACTTTTTCAAAAATGGTTTCTTGTGCCAAATATGGGACTTCGGTCCAAGTATTACCATCTGAATCAGAAACACTAAAGATTCCTATTACATTGGGCTCATCAATACGAACTTTATTAAACTTTTTAGGTGCATCAAATGACACATCTAAAGTGTTCAATTCTCCTGATATAACTTTTATCTTTTTTTCTATTAAAAAATACTCAGGATCAGAACCATTAAACGAATATATACTAACAGTCGTAGGATCTATACTAGAAGAATAACTAAAATCAATATAATCATAACATATAAATGCTACATCATTTTGAGTTGATTTCAATTGTAATCCAGGCTGTATAGTCAAAGAATAATTCCAATCAGGCTTTTTAACTACAGATCCGGATGCAGGTAATAATTGATATATTGATACCTCAGCTGCTGAAGGTACTGATATTTTAGGTTTATACCCTAGAGATTGTGCAATTGCATACACGTTAGGTTTTTCTTCTGCATATGCTAATAGAGATTCTTTTAATTGACTATCCACGTAATATGAAAGTACATCACCCACATATGATGCCATTTCAATAAACATCATTCCGGGATCCGACTCATTAAAATCATTATAGGTATTAGGAAAATAATTTTTTGCAAAATTAATTAAGTTATCCCTAAATTGCGAGAAGTCTCGGTTTAAATATTTTATTTCTTTACTTTTAGTAGCCATATTAAGCAGGGGGTAAACTAAGTTCTATTACAATGGAGTCCGTATCAAATTCATTACCATTTAAAGAAAAATCTATTTGTATTTCTATTAAATGCAGATCGGTATTTATATTTACCATAATATTTTTAACATCAATATAAGGTAGCCAAGTATTTATTTTTGATATAACCCTTTCTTTAATTTTACTAGGTAACGCGGAATCCATGGGCTCGAATAACAATTTCGCTATCCCAACCCCGAATGTAGGGTGCATTACCCGTTCACCTTCATTAGTTAAGACCAAGCAAAGTAAATTAGTTTTTGCTTGCTCTAATGTAGTATATGAAGAAATAAATGTATTGCCTTTAACCTCCGAAGGATTTAATTTAATTCCTATGGCGGTATCTAATTCTAGATCTAAAGGATGTATACTTAATTCACGTGCCATTTATTATAGACCTTCAAAGAAAGATTTAGCAGCAGGATCCGTTCTCATTTGTTGAGCGGTTTCTTCTAATAATGAATTAACAGTTTTGTTTGAAGTTATATTAGATACGCGTTGTTTCGGCGACTCCATTTCAAACACATCGTCTTCTAATAAACTTTTATATTTATTTTTCATAGACCCAGGCATAAAAGAAGACTGCGCCGAATCTGATTGGCGTTGTTCTGTCAACGACAATTTTAATTCTTCACGTACTACTCTACGAACTTCTTCCGAAATAATAGTGCGCATTAATTGTACAAACTTATCAGCTTTCATATTATTTTATTATAAATATAAGAAAAATGGTTTTTAAGAATATCCAACCCATGGTAAAACTACGGGAGGTGTTCCTGGAATAGTATATGTACCTGCTATCGTTTTTGTATGTAATTGCAAAGTCCTTGATAGACTTCTTACAAAATTAGCAGGATCAGCTGAAGGTTTCATGGAAACGGGTAACGTTAATACTCCTGGAAATGTCACTATTCCTAAATTCGGTGTTATCGCTCCTGCAAAATAGCCTAATACACCTATTCTTAGGAATATATTAAATTTAATTTCCTTAATATTGAATTTTTTATCTAATATTTTTTTCTTAACTGCATTTACATATCCTTTAGCAATTTCTTTTTTATTCAACAATTCATCTTTCTTAGCATTAAACAATGCCGTATTTGAATAAATAAAGGTTTTAGCTTCCCTGGGATTTCTTATAGCCGAGTATTTGGTGCCTAATCCGGGAGTGTATTTATCTAATGCAGCTGCTAATTTAATATTAGGCTTGTAGTTTTTTAAAGTAGGGTTGTTAATAATCTTGATTTCTTGTTTTATTTGAATTAATAACGATGCTACCTGTGAATTTTCTTTAATTATATTTTTATAATTTTGAACAGTCTGTTTAATTTCTAAAGCATCGGCCTTTATTTCTTGTGCAGACGTCAGGCCAGGACCTATTTTCGGTTTAAACGTGCCTAATAATGAATCTTTTTTTTCTTTTAATTTTTCTAATAAAAACTCCCTAGCATATTCTTTTTTGGAAATTATTTGAGTTTTAGCCTGTATTGTAGTAGTAATCGCCTTTCTAACAGAATCTTTAGTAGCTAAAGGTATCCGACTATTAGGATATTTATCTACAATGTTAGTTATCTGTTTTCCTTTTTTTACCATTTCTCCGGCATTAGAAGTTTTTATAAAACTAACTATAGTTCCTTTTAGTAAATTAGCATCTTCTTTAGAAACCATTCTTTGAACGGTCTTTAAAGTCTCAGCTCCGGTCCTTACTTTAGTTACATTATTTTTAATTTCGTCTAAAAATTCTTTCTTTTTATTCTTTAAATCTGTTACAGTTTCTTTTATTAATTTAGGCAATGCTACGATTGATTTTAATACAGTGTCCTGTAAAGGGGGTGCTAAAATTTTTATTACTAATTTCTTTAAAAGATCTATTATTTTTTTAATCTGCGGTCTTATTTGATTAATCAAATATTCTTTTTTTGAAACTAATAAATTTTTGGCGTCTTTTATTATAGTAAAATTCTGTGCATTTTTAACTTTAAGTACTGCTATTTGTTTTTTAGACTCTTGCGTATTAAGTCTTGATAGCCGCTGTATTTGATTTGCCGTTTTTATTTGGTCTCTAGTTGCTCTATTTAATTGTTTTGAATATGATAAAATTTCTTTATTAGTCTCTTTAATCGTTGCAACAATACCAGTTACAATAGTAGCATAGTTTTTTATTATTCCGGCTTGGGCTTGTATTGCTTCACTAATAAAAAAAGCACGCAATGCTGCTTCTAATGCAGCACGATTTCCTGCTAGTACCGGTCCTGCAGGAGTGCCTGGGGTATTAGGTAATCCCTGTTTAATGGATAAATCATATAAATTAACAATAGCATTAATTAATTTAGATGAATTTCCTAACTGCCCACTTTTCATTAAGAGTATTAATGGGTCTTCAAAGGAAGTTTTCCAAACTATTGGCATTTATTTTTTGTTGTCTGCTATAAAAAGTAAATCAGATAATATGTAATCTTTAGAATTTTTACTAAAATATTTCCTCTTAAATTTTTGAATTTCGGTATTTACTCTAGGACTTGCCTGACCTTCGCCGCTAGGCGTAGTAACTCCGAATGTAACTAATAATTGCATTAAATCTTCTAAAAAAGTTTGCAAACTAGTACCCATAACTGCCGGCTGTTCTGATTTTCTAGTTTTAGATCCAGATTTACCAACTACTATTTTAGCTCCATCTTCCACATTCAAATATAAATTACTTTTAGAATTTATATGAATTTGATCGTTTGCAGCTAATGCAATAGTACCTTTAGCGGCTAAAATAATATCATTAGTAGCTGCATTAAATACCAATCTATCTGATTTAATTAATACTTGTTTACCCGAAAATTCATTGGGCAATTGTATATGTAATACCGCTTCAGCCATGTTATCTTTTTATTTGTGCAC